TGCCACTTGCATCCCATGATACTTCCCATCCAGTGCCATTGTAACTTATGATGTCATTTGCACCAGCAACTAAATCTTGACCAGTAGATGATTTCCAACCATCTGCTCCATCATATGAACTATCTTTATTTTCGTTAATGCTATTAAGAATAAGATAACGCTGACCTAATACAGGAGCAGGTAACCCAATGTTTGGAGCAGAGCGTTGTGGATCAATAATTGCGTCTACTGGCGGTAAACTGTTAGCTGGTATTGTATCAATATCTACACTAAACAATAGTGTTGCAGGATCACCTGGATGATAAGCAACTGTTCCAACGATTTCACTTACTGTGTCTGGATTGTCTTTTCTTAAACGCAATTGACTAGTACCATTTACTAATTGTCCGTATAAGTTAACAAGAGGTTGCCATTCAATTGGTTCGTTAGGATTTGACTCAATACCAGTTGAATCAGTTGGTCTGTTAAGTGGTCCAAAAGCTGGCGTTAGTGTTGCTTGGCCATTTAATAATAGTAAGTTATATCCAGTTGGAGTAATATACATTCTGTTTTGCAACAAGTTGGCAGTATTAATTACATCCTCATTTAATTCGCCGTTTGCGTCATATATACTTGCAATAATTGTTTGTATAACCCCAAGCTTCTTTACTTTTGCTGGTAAACTCATCCACATAGGTAATTTAAATGTAAGTGTAGCAACATCAATTGCGTCCTCGGTTCCTTGTGGGATACTCCTGCTTGTCCAATTAATATCTTCTAAAATAATATGACTTAAACTTGACCAATCAATAAAGTTATCTGTTGATTGTAATTCTAAATCAGGATTAAACAGCGGTAATATTTGTTCTAACAATTGTAGCTTTTGTTCAGTATTGCTTGTCCATATATCTAAATTAAATGTCATCTCATAAGGAACAGGCATAATACGTTCAACAGTAACAGCGTTGCCTTGATAAATGCTGTATGTATTGGTCTCCTCATTATACTTGCGTTCACGAATGTGCATCTTATCTACATGTGTAGGATTTTGAATTCTATCTCTATCATATTTTAAAGCAGTAATACTAATGGTCATAATAGGAACAGTATTCATTTTGTTTTCACTGTTCTCTTTTATAATAGCAGCAGCCATACGACTGATATCACCATAGCGAACTGGCACACGGCGATATGTTGGAGAACCAGTTGGATCAACTCCAATTTGAACTTCAAAGTGACTAAACACTGCGATTATTTGTTGTATCCAACGACGAACCTGTTTATCGTAAAAAAATAAGCTCATTAATTATCTGCCTTTGGTGCTAATGCTTGGCTTAGTGTTTGGCGCTGTTCTAATGTAGTGCCATCACTAAGTTTTGTGCTTGCTGTATTGTTAACAAACGAACTCTTTTGATTTTTAGAAGTGTGTGGTAGTTGTGGAGTGCGTACACTGTCTTCAACTTTAATCCATTTGCGACCATTAAATCTAAATAGTCTATTAGGGAAATAATCTAAACGCAATACAAATTGTCCTTCAAAAGGATCGCTTGGAAATATAGTTGATGCAGTGACTTCGTGTCCATTTGGTGCAAGTCCATCACCAAGCAAGTAACCACTGTAACCAGATTTTGTTGGACTAATAGCCTCATAATCAACAGTAAAGTTTGTACTATCTGCAAATACGTTTACTGCATCAGCAGTAACAAACCAATCACCACGTGAACTGCCATCTGGATTTGTTGGTAGTGTATAATACTTATCTGTATCATATCCAGCTTTTGGAACTTCACGCAATGCTTGTTCAATAATAGCATCGTTGATTCCAATTTCTGTGTTGTATGTAGTGTTGTTTCCGCCGCCTGGGTTATTACCTGGACTATCTGGAATGCCATCGCCATCAGTATCAATTGGCGGATTAAGTATATCTTCGTATTCTTGACCAGCTGGCATTGGTGTTGCTTTAACGCGCCATAAGTGAGGGAACCAAGTTGGGCTATATCCTTCACTAGCTCGCTGTGCGTCTTGCACAACGTAAAATTTTCTAAGGTACATTGGATTGGTAAGATCCATAGGATTGTAATCTCGTTGGTGAACAAGTTCTAAAACGTCGCCTGACATTATTTTACGGCCAAGTTGTTCAATCATATCATTTAAGTGGAAAGTTATAAACAACGTATCGTTTTGTAAAAACAATCCAAATTGACTTAAATCAAAATCAATATCGCTTAGTGTGTAAACACCGCGTAGCGGATAAACATCGTCATCATAGTTGCGACTGGTGTTTTCACCCCAAAGCAAATCTTCAATTGTTAACTCATTCCATATATCTGGTTTTGGTTTAGTTGCATCATCACCAGATGTTGCGGATTCTTTAGGACCAATATATTTGTGAATGTTGATAGTAGTGCCGCCAACAGTAAACATTTCACGTATACGACCATCAAAAAAGCGGTAATCGTGAGTGTGAGCTCCTTCTTTCCATAATGATAATCTTGGCACTGCTATATTCCTTTGTTCATATATTTATAGGTTGACTGCTAACAAGCAAGTGCTATATTCTCTTACAAAGGATACAAAATGTTAAACGTAAAAACAAAATCATTTCATCATTCATTAGTTGGAAAGCAAATCCCTTGCACAAAACACGAAGTTAACACTGGTTATGTCGGGCGAAAAATTGAAGATATTATTGAAAGTTTTGGAATAAAAATTAACAGATATGAGGGAGTTGATTTAATTGAATATGGGGTAGAAGTAAAATCGCGTGTTAGTTACGCTGATACGTATATTGCTATAGCAACGATGAACAGAGATTACATCATTAACACCCCTTATAAAGATTCAATTGCTTGCAAGAAACTTCAACAAGTTCGAATTGTTGATTATGATTTTAATGAAATTAAACAACTTGCAACTATCACATTTGATAAAGTATACGATTGGAGCGACCCTGTATTACAAAATATTTTTGAAAACGCATACGAAAGAGGTCGCAGATCTTTAAAAGTTGGTCTGAAACCAAGCGGATGGTGGGAACTCAAAACAGGCACAAAACATAGCTTCATTTTTAAAATATATGCAAGTCAATGGGATAAGTTCAAAGGTCGTTTTGATGAAAAAAATAACTATTTTGATTTATTCTCAAAATGAGTAATACTCAAACTCCAATTAAGTTATTACAAGATGATTTTGAATCTGTGATGGCGAATGTTCGAGAAAAGCATGGGATATCTGGAACATTTGCTTGGGTGCTAAAACGTGATCACGGTTGGACTTGGCGACAAGCATATCACGGAAATCCAATAGAAATTGACTTTTGGAACGATAATGCTAAGTCCATGTTTTTATTAAATTATTCACACTTAATCGCTAAGTCTTTGAAATTGTACAATAAAAATAATGGTTGACACACCCCTGTTTTATGCTAAATTACAGTATAACACAAGGAAGGAGAGTTCCAATGCGTAATCATGTTGCCAAAAGTTTGTGGACTCCCAAGTTCCGCAAGCAAGTAATTAAGTCCAAAAAGGCTTATACTCGTAAAGAAAAGCATAAGGGAAAGATTGATGGCTAAAGCTGCAAAAGCTACTAAAACGGACAAGATTGCACATAAAGCAACTCGTCGCCTAAAAGCACGTTATAGTGAGGCTGAGCTTAAAGCTACAGGTCCGCTGCCAGAGTGGCATGACATGGACAAGCTTACGCCCGAGCAGCACAAAGCACGTTGGCGTGATGCAAAGTTCTTTTATTACTATCATCACGATGCAAAGGAACTTCGTCCTTTCATTGTTGAACTGTATGGCAAGGATTGGAGTAAGAAGCAGCTCAAAGACTTTAACAAGGTTCGTGACGCTGTAATTAGTCCTCACCTAGGTGCTGTTTGCAAGATGGTACTTGATGGTGCTCGCTGGCCTGAAGGTAGCAAGGAGTGGGCTGACAAGCAGGTAGCAAAGCTGCTTGAACTTGGTGCAGGTGAAGCAGATCCTGATGCACCTAAGGAAGAACCTAAAAAGGTTATTAACATTCAAGATCGCCTTAACGAAATCCGTGAGGAAACGATTGGTGATTTGGAGTGCATTGAAGACGAGTTCATTCGTACTCGTAAAATGCCCAACGTAAACATCATGACTTGGTTGCGTCAGAAGAATGTGCCGCAGCAGATCATCCCTACTATGATTGACTTCTACGCAGAACGACTTGCGTTTATGATAGAAGTTAAAGAGGGCAAAGATGCTCAACTTAAGGAAGGCTACGCGCACCTTAAGAAGAAGGACATTGATGCGTGGATCAAGTGGTATAATGACGTTATCACTGACCTCGATGGTTACAAGCGTGTAAAGGTTGCTGCTCGTAAGCCGCGTATGCGTAAGCCGCAAAGCCCTGAGAAGATTGCACGTAAGATGAAGTTCCAAAAAGATGCTCCCGATCTTGGAGTGACCAGTGTGCAGCCCAAGGAGATTGTTAACGCAACTACTGTTTGGGTATACAACACCAAAACACGCAAGCTTGGACGTTATGTTGCAAGCGAGCAAGACAAGAGCATGACAGTTAAAGGTAGCACTATCCTCGGA